AACAAAAAAAGAAATAGAATTAGAAAAACTCTTTTATGATGGATTTGATTAAAATAATTTAATCAATTTTAGAATAGATTTAAACTAAGTCTGACTTATTTTTTAATAGCGACTATTGAAGAAAATGTCCGGGAACTGCACTCTACCCGACCGTGAACACGTCGTCCATCGTCTGGTCCTCGCCGCCCGTGCTGGCGCCGAGGCGTGGAGGCGCTCGAGGCGCGCGCATTCGGCGGCGAGGGAACCGGTGGTTTAAAATACAATAACTTGCTATGACATTGAACGGTTATTGCATTACATATATGTATGAAAAACAAATAATAATAATGACATTTCCTGAAACTCTTATTCTTCATAATAATAACACCGATCGGATATCTCATCGGATATGGGATAAAATCATCACAGAAGAAAAAGAACATAAAAATAGTGTTCAATCTTCTACGACTACTATATTTGATTCCTGTGGTACTTTGCCAACATTACCGGCGGATGTTGTACAAGAAATAATGACATTTATGCCTATAAGTATCACAACACTTTCAAAAATTAGCAAATTAGTAGATCGATATCATCATATGTATATTCTTATTAATGGGCGGGGCGGCGAAGGACTTCATCTACCGCGCTCTTTGCATCCCAATCTTGCATTATGGCTACGTGAAAATCAGCAACCAAAACTACGTTTTTCCCAACCTGATTTCAATAAACAAATCAAAGAATGTGCACACCAAGTTCTCTTTCGGCAATTGAAATTTTGTGGTGATATTGAAACACAACTTGCTATTTTCGTTAATTATCTTATTAATAAATGTTAATTTCAATATTAAAAAATAATATTAGATAAATCTTTCTTTGTTAGAGAAATTTTTTGTTTTCCCTGATATATAAATTTCATATTAGAAAAATCTAATATGTGCTTCACAAACTCTACAAATTCCTTTTTTGTTAAGTGGGTTATCAAATTAGCAACTTCCTCGTATGTGTAAATCTTACTTTTATGATCCAATACTTCAAGTTGATTTAATAATTGTGTTCCATAAAAATCGGTATAAAAATCATTATTTAAACACTGTTGATAGTAATTAACCATAAATTTTCTTTTAATATCATTCATTGTTTCCACAGTAAATTTCCCTTTGGCTATATTTTTTAGAACTTTAATAGTCTCTCGAATAACTTTTAATATTTGGGTATTTTTAGTTGAAATTTCTATAGAAAGTATTGAACCTCGAGGATAAATTACGTTATCTACTGTGGTATTATAAATTAAATCGCGTTTTTCTCGTAACTCAAGCATAAGAAATGATTCAACGCCATTGTCAATAAAAAATGAAAAAAAATCTGTATAAAACATTGCTTTATTTGGAAATCGAATATATTGAGGAAAAGAAAAAACCATAGTAGTATTATCTTTGTCTTTTTCTAAAATATACTTTAAATCCAGACCTCGTGTAAAAAAATCATAGTTTTTTGCTGGACAGCTTCTTTGAAGCGTAGATTTATTTAATATTTGTGTTAATTGTTTTATAACATTTTTCTTCTTAAAATCTCCTGATATGATAAAAATAGTATTATTCATACAATAATTTATCTTTATCCAATCTTTAATTGCGTCTAAGTTAAAATGTTTTAAATTTTTTAACTGCAAAGCACGGTCATCTGATAGGCGCATTCCTTCATTAGTATAGATCATTTTATTAATACCATCTATTAATCGTGTAAGTTCTTCATTATGACCCAATATTTCATTTATAACGGCTTGTTTTTCCTTCTTAAGACGTTTTGTTGTAATTTGCGGATTCGTTGTTATAGAAACGATATACGCAATCATTTTTGAAGTATACTCTGCTAAACCTTCTATATAAAATCGCACTGAATCATCATTTGTTTCTGCTGAGGTCATTACCCCATAATCCTTCCAAAATACGGCGCAACCTTTCTTATAACATTTTTCCCAAGCTTCTGTTAATATATGTTCAACCAAATGCGCCATTCCGGATGTTTTCTCTGTTTCATTCATAAAACCGTCACCTATAAATGCCTCTACTTTACACGTTTTTGAATCTTTTATTGGATTAAGTAGAATACAATATTGATGAATTTTAATTATTTCATACATTATATAATATATATTGATATTTTTTTGAAATAATATTTTTTTTTGAAATATTATCATACTTTATATAGTATGGGTATCGGGACTTCTATAATAAAAAAATACTATGAATATTTTTTTTATGGTGCAAATTTAGATTGTGAAGAAAACCAACAAATCCATTCTATGGAACAGTTATATACTCGTGTGGGGGATAAAATTTGTTTTGGGTGTAAAGAATATCAATTATGTAAGCCACAACTGGGTAATAAAATAAAGGATGCTGATCTTCTTTATTGTAAAAAATGTGAAATATTTTATACAGGTAAACAATATGCAATTTTATCTAAAAATTTTCAATAATATATATATATAATTTATTATTCATACCAATAAGCATTTTTCCAAACGCTACATGTAGAACAAAAATACTTTGTATGGTCGTCAAACGCGCACCCACGGTCATATTCCCATATATGTTTACACTTATTGAAGAGTTGTTTATCAATTTCCTTTATATTATCTTTTAATACGTTAATTTTATTCTCCATTTGTGATATTTCTCGCTTCATTGAATCCTTTTGTTGAATCATGGTTAATACTTCTGTATTTGTTTTCGATGTATCCATTTCTATAATTTATATTCTTAGCTTTAATTTAATTTCAAGTATTAAATTATGTAAATGATTGAAAGTAATATAATTCTTTTTCTTAGATTTAGGGAACTAGGTATATTAAAAAAGTGTTTCAAAGAGAGAATTGTTATTCTTTCACGACCCGTTTCTTAGGAATAAAGTATTTAATTATATATATATAATGTCGCAATTGCATACATTTTATAGTAAAATTTCAAAAAAAAGGAGAGATGAAACAGGGATATATCCCTATAATAATAATAAGGGTGAAGAAGCTTTGCATTCTAATATTTATAAAAAAAAAAACACGGATACGATTAAACATCAGCCATTGCCAAAATTAATAAAATATATAAATGCGAAACAATATTTTAAAGTCTTAAATCAGTTTGGGTCAGAGGGTGAGGACAGCGACATTGGTCAGGGGGACGACAGCACCCCACAGCGCAATAAATTATGGCCTTTATTTGATGATGAGATTCAAGATCAGAAGATATCTACATTTCTTTGGTCGTGGATTGAAAAACCTTTTCTATCATTAGTACTGCCAAAAAAGAATATTTGGTGGGCTATGAGTGAAAACAACGAATATTTTCCTAGCGTTACCCAAGCCCCTTTTGGAAATCAAAATATTATACAAGCATATATAATACATCTGATTATCTGGGTATCTATATTCTATATGTATTATAATAACCCCATATGTGATAACGCAACACAAAAACCGGTTGTTATTGGTTTTGTTTTTGGAATTATTTGTTTTATTTTAATTGATATATTGAATAACAATAATACTGATCTTTTAGTCGATAAAGAACAAATGCGATGGAATATTACTACTAGCATAAATCAATCAGATGATATGACTGTAATTAAAAAGGAGAATGATTCTAATAATATTTTTGGAAATAGGGATAAAACACATGGAGTTATTTTTAAATCGGAGAAATTTTCAAGTTTTGCTGTTAAAAAAAACTTATATTTATTACCGTTAAAAGATTGGTATACAAATTATTGGAGAAGAAAGAGAAAAATTACAAGTGAAACAAATATAAATCTCAACCAAACCAACGCCGCAGCAACAGCACATAAATCACTTAGTTCTGCCGCCTATTATCTAATTTCGAATATTGTCACACTTGGTATAGTCACAGCGCGCGCCAATTTAAAATACTTTCGATTTATTACACCCTTGATACTATCAATTTCTATTATTACTATTTGCGGGATGTATAATTGGGTATGGAGTTATCACGATTCGCAAGAATATAATGATTTGAATTTTAAACGGAAAATTCTTATAGAATCTATTTCCCTATCTATTACTTGTTGTCTTTTGGCAATAAATTGTAAATTTTTCCGCCATCATAATTATTCATATGATAAAATATTCATATAATTACGTTATACTGTTTCGATAAAATATAGACATAATTTATGAAGAACTCTGATTATATAAATTATGTACCAAATGGTGATCTAATCTATCATAGCCTTAGTATGCTACCATTGCTGATATGGGGATATGTCATATACTATTATGTAAAATTTTCACCATCATTATCATCCGCTCTAGATTATCAAAAGGATCGATTAATTGAACTTCAATTAATCACCAAAAGTAATAAATTTAGTAATACTATTATTAATTATTTATTTCTTTTCATACGTACTTTTTATTTATTATTTTGGATGATTTTTCCTTTCTTTATGTATCTTTTTAATCTTTTTAGAGCTGAAAATATTTCATTATTCATTAAAGATCCCGATACGAATAAAGATGGTATAATTAGTATTAAGGAATTTTTAACCTGGATATTTAATCCAATAAATATTAAGTATAGAGATAATTTACGAAAAAACATCCCCAATTTTAATACTGCTGCCTTACCCCCTGGTATGGATGCTTGTATGAATACTTCAAATATTACCCCAGAGCAAAAAGAAAATGGTGTTTTAGCCTGGTTTGATTGGAAGTGTCGTGTAACACAATCAAATATTATTCAAACCTTTATAACTAGACTTGTCAATTCATTTTACTATATAAATTACTGCTTATTTCTTATTGTTTTACTAACATTTACCCATCAAACGAAACCGGCGATGACAGATTGGAGAAAAAACGCAACTCTTATTAATTGGATTTTTATCAGTTTGTTTTTTGGAACATTAGGGACAACGTTAACAGTATTTGATTCTTATTCTTGGTGGTCGATGATTTTCGTAGATTTAGCAACTGTTATTCTCTCAATGAATGTTGCTTCTTTTGGTATTCTAGTTGCGGCTATTGTAAATGCAATTTATTTTACACCACATAAATTTTCAATGAAATTATTTTAACTTTAAAATATCTCTTTAATTTAAAATATGGTTGAATGTCGCATTTGCTTGGAAGAAGAGGGTGATAGTGATTTTATTAATCCCTGTAAATGTAGTAGTAAAGTACACACTCACTGTATAAAAAAATGGATGTTATCGAAAAGCAATACCAATCCTACAGATTGTGAAGTTTGCTTACATCAATATTCTGTTGATGTTAAAAAAATGTTTGCACAACAATTACTTTTAAACAATATAATAATTGAAGAAGAAGAAGATGAGGATGATGATGAAGAAGAAGAAACGGAGATAACTATTCATTATGAATCTACAGAATCAAGTGTAAATCAAATCGTTCCATCGTATAATGTTTATATTAGTGATTATGAAAGACGAAGAATAACTAGACGAATTCTACGCAAACTCATACAAAAAGATCGTATAATTAAAGAAAGATGTTTTGCTATTTTTCTACTTACGTTTATCACTGATGGCTTTTTGATCTTTTCATACTTTAACGTATGTAGATATGATAAAGAATGCCGCATTGATGTAATGGCTATTGGTGGTGCCACAAATTTATTATTACTCATGGGATTTATATATCTTTTATTTTTACAAAATCATAATCAAAATATTAGAAAAAATATTACATCAGGTGTAAGTATTTGAAATAATTATATGAAATTTAATATAATTATTTTTATATTATGAATTAATTATGAGTGGGGGCCATTTTTTTCATAAAATGTTTATTCATAAATTTTTGAAGATTAAAATAGGTGACTTCTTCATTATCTTCAACACCTAGAAGTTTCTTCAATCGTTTATCAGGCTTAATTATTTTTCGGTTTTCCTCCCACTGCAAGTCCTTCTGTTTAATATATTGAATAATATATTGGGTAACCTCTGTTCTAGCAACCTGTGATCCACCCGGTTTTCCCATAAAATCACACAAATCATTTGAAATTTTTGTTGGAACAGCGAAACCTGAAGGTTTGCGATTTCCCTTATTCTTATTCTTCTTAGCTTCGCGGGCCATATGTTTCATTGTCTTATTTACCACTTTTTCAAGAGAACGAACTTGATTCTGAAGCATCGTGATCTGTTGACGAAATGAACCAAGTGTATTCAAAATTCCTCCAAATTTCTCACCCATCTCACTTGGCGGCTCAGCATCCTTCTCTACAGGTGTAAGTGTGTTTTCGGTTTTGGTTTGTGACATCTTATACTACTATAATGGGGGAACTGCTTTAAATCAATTTTTAATGATATATTTATTAAATTATATACGGCAGGTCTTTTCTCCTATAATATTTGGTGCACTTTATTTGTATTTTCTACGCAGGATTCTCCTCATAATTTATACGGTTATTATAACCCACCATCGCCACTATATGTAACGCCATCAAGATTGTCACTTTCTTAATCATATAATAATTAATTATTAGATGATTTTATCTAATGAAAATTATATTTAATTTTCATTCTGCTCCTCGTCCGCCCCGCGATGACGCTGGCGACGCTGACTATTTTGACCACGGTTCTCGCCACGGTTCTCGCCACGGTTCTCGCCACGGTTCTCACGGACCAACGTCCAAACCGCGTTTTCATCACGCGGACCTTGTCCATGAAGACGGAAAGACTGGCGCCCGCGCTTACGCTCTCCACCACCGCCACGG